CAACATCGCCCACTACGCCCGTCGCCCGCTTCAGGACCTCTGTCTTCACCTGCTCAATCAAGCCGTTTAACGCAATCACGATCGCAGGGAACGCCGCATCAACAAAACCAGTTACGACAGACTTCTGCGCAGCGGGGACAAACTTCTCAATAAGATGCTTTACAGCGGCGAGAATCTGAGCTTCCGCCTTCTCAATTGGTAGATTGATAGACCAAGCTGTAAGGACAAGCTTGGGTAGTTGGGTGATAAGGTCCGTCTGAGATAGGACCTTACCTTCTAAATCCTTCACGAGCGATTGAACAACTCCCGACAAATCGGCAAAATCCGCAAAGGCTGCAAGGGAGGATGTGGCTGCCATGATTTTATTAGGGTGTCCACTTTATTTTGCGTGGATTTACGGAATCAAAATTCAGGAATGAGAGTAGTAGAACATATGGCGACCCGGATACCAGTTGCGTGGGTTGTGCTTCTCGCAATCGTAGCCGTTTTTGTATTTTTTGGATATCATATCGTCAAGGCTTCTAGTTTTCCCCGTTTATTAGACACAAAGATTGATTCTAAGCTACGGGCGGCACTTTCTTCCGCACAAGGTTTGCCTGCAATGAATCACGTACAGCCAACGCTTGAAATAGCGCAGTCTGCTCAGTCCGAGCAGCCTTATATTCCCCCGCAGATTTACCAGCAGGAATCACCGGATGGCGTGACCGGCAATCAATATACCCCAGAAACGGCGGCTCCGGTGATGACAACACGGCAGAGACCGCCGGTCGCAAAACCCATGCCGGTTCCGGTGGGAATGACGGAGGAGGATATGCGGACACCCGAGCCGCTACAGCGTACCCCACCGGCGATTCATTACGATCCGCCGGAAGCGACGGATCCATTGAATCGTGTGGCATTTATGGATGCGGAGTTTGGATCCAACTTACGTCATCCTGAACAGATGATTGAGCAGCGCCAGCGACCAGGAGTTGGTAGAATTGTTCCGTCGGGTCTAGGCAGTGAACGGTCATCGCCGGGTCCACATAATGCAGCGGGATATTCACCGGAAATGATACAGAATGGCGGTGACTTTATGCAGGGTGTAGGCGCATTTGATGGCGCTGATATGAATAGTTCATTTTCTATGATATAAATACTACGCTTGAATAGGAAAATTTCGTACACAAATAAAAATGCATCTGCGACAACAAGTCGTTCGAGAGAGCGTATGATATTTGCGGGTGCGACGCTTTTGAATCAGTCTATTGCTAATGGACTCATTAATACTACAAATACGGCAACGTGGAGTGGGGGAAACGGGGGCAATGGGTCGTCGGTCTCTATTGTGACGGATATAGACCAAGGTGCTGTAAATACTACACTGGCACAGTATAATTCATATATTGCGAGTGTGCCAACACTACCACAAGCACAACCATCAGCTAGAAATACACTCAATACAAGAGTTTATAACAATAATTGTAATATTATAAAATGTAATACAAATGGTTCCGTTCAATGGGTCGCTGATTTGAGTGGTGGTGGACAGGTTGTTGGATATAGTATGGGAACAGATGGACAGAATATTTATGTGACAGGTTCATTTTACAATACTATGACAATCATAAATGCCGATAGAAGTATATTTCGTAGGTTATTACCCCTTCCAGGCAATCTTGGACCTAATTGTACATTTACAGTCAAATATAATTTAGCTGGAAAAGCACAGTGGGCAGCTCAGATTAGTAGTGCACATCCTGAAAATGGTCAGAGTATTACTACAGATGGAGCAAATAGTTATATGACTGGACAGTTTTCACCAACGGTAAAACTATATAATGCGGATGGAACACCTTATCAAACGTGGTTTCAAAACAGAGACAATAGTAATCTTTCTTTTTCATATGTTGTAAAATATAATCCGAATGGTGCTATAGTATGGGCTACACAATTGGTAGTAGAGAATGGATATTCTAATTATCATACTATTATTTTAGGACCAAGCGGTCTTTATGCAATAGGATATTTTGGCGAAACAAATAATGTTATATTATATAATTCCTCAGGAACTGGCGCATTATCATTACGTAATCGTACTGGTTTGGCTGAAGGAACATCAATAATTAGTAAATATAATAGTGATGGAATTGTACAATGGGCGACAATTGTAGCAAATAATAGTATTAGTTATGGTTACAGTATAACTGTTGATAGCCAAGATAATCTATATGCTGTAGGACAATATAATACTCAATTGAGTATATATTCAGCAAATAATCAAACTTTGCCCGCAGTCAAATTACCAGCAAGTGCTAAACCTATTAGTTATCTTGTAAAATACAATTCGGCAGGCAACGTTCAATGGGGAACCTATTTTTCAGGGTCTAACCAAGCATTTTCTATTACAATTGATTCAACTGGTATTTATATTGTAGGAACTTATCTAACACCGATACTATTTTATAACAACGGAGGAGGAACATTAGGACCATTGCCATATATTAATTCCAACAATGCTTCAGATGGATTTATCGTAAAATACAATACCAATGGTGTTGCACAGTGGGCAACCTTGATTCATGGAGATATTTACGGTAGTGTTAACCCAACGACTGTAACTGTAGGAGGTGGATATGTATATGTATCGGGTTTTTTTAATGCACACACAGTTACACCCTATAGTACACCACTAGGAAGTGTAAATTCTGGAATTACTATAAATAGTAGTAGTTATGGTTCTTTTAACAATTTTCTTATACAATATGACCAAAATGGTATAGTACAGTGGGGAAATAATGGTAATAATCCATTTACAATGCTTCCGCTTTTTTCTTCAAATGACTCTACATACAGCGATTCCTTTTATAATATTATAAATGCGCAGTAACGCTGCTGGTCTAAACACTACACAACGTACTATAAATATACACCTCCCTGCAAATATGGACCAAGACTGGATCGCCGCCGCCGAAGAGTACATCGGTAAGAACGGATGGGGAGCAAGAGGCAAGACGCTCGGAATCAGTCGTATGTATTCCGAAAACGGCGCCGATAAAGCCCTTATTCGTAAAGAGAAAGTTGTCGCCAGCATTCGACCACGTGGTATCCTCTCAGGATTCCTTGCGGTTGTTCCAAATTTAGGATATGCGGTGTATCTACCGCCTATTGCGGCAAAGATGGGACCGCAACGCATTCGTCTTCGCCTATCTCCCCAAGTCCTCAATGAAGGCGCCATCTTCTCGGCGTACTATAACCGCAACAAACAACTCGTTATTGAGGATGTCCTGACGTGGCAGTCCACCCCAGTTTGGCATACGAAGCCGTTCAAGGAGCGCTGGGAGCGCATTATTGCCGATTTCGCCACCAATCACTATAAACCAATGTTAGAATTACAGGGAACTGAAATCATCTTAGCACAGTATACGTCGGTAAATCAAGTACAAGCGCAAGAACCTGACGCAAACCACGTAGTTGAGTTTGTTCTTAACGGGGCAAATACTAAGCGGATTATTTGGATTCCGCCGAAGATTGAGCCAACGCCGGTAACGCAACCTGCAAAGACGCCGGTACCTGGAGCAGATATTTTCAAGGTGAAGAAAGAAATGGGACCCGATGTTTTCTCGGTGTGGAAGGGGGAGGAGCGTTTGGGTCTGGGTCTGGTGAGGACCTTGGCGATTAGCAAGGCTCTGCGTTTAGCGAATCTAGATGAGATTCAGGTTGTTGCGGAGCATAATAAGCAATTTGATAAATGGGAGATTAAGTCCGTTGTCACGGACTAAAGAGTCCGTCTTGGAGCCGAAAAAATCCGAGGGGTAATATAGAGGATGAATCGTGCGTTACGCCGAGGAATGAATAAGAAGCACGGGCTTCACGGAAGTAAAAATCGTAGCGGCGGCGGTTATGCTGCGGAGGGCACGCTTTTCCCTCTGGACAAAGCACCTGGCGGAGATTGGGCGAACCAGACGGGTCTGGGTCAGTACGCCGTGACAAACCCTTATAGCGACTGCTCCTGGACAAGCCGTCCCGGCGAGCTGTACAACGATGTTACGAATCAGAGCTTAGCGACTATCCAGACTGTTATGGCTGGAGGTCGCCGCAGTCGCCGCAATCGCACTCGCCGTGTGCGAGGCGGTGGTTGCGGTTGCGGAGGTGCGCCAAGAATGTCCCTACCTACAATGACGGGCGGAGGTTGTGGTGCGCCGTCGGTTACGGGTTTGGCGCTACGCAATAATGCGCCTTACTCAGGTGGACGTCGCAGCCGCAAGCACAGAGGCGGCGGCACCTACGGTTTCTCCGTAGACCCGAGCCAGAGCATTGGCGGCAATGGACCGAATGTAGATGCGTTACACGTGCCGGTGCCGTGCGACGGTCGTATGGGCACACACCACGCCCTGAACCCGCAGGTTGCCGAGAGCCCCGACCCGCGTGCGCCGGCGGATCTTTACTCGTTATCACCGCCAGGTTCGACGGCGGGCGTTACAGGATACGAGGAGGGTACGCTCAACCCTGCGTTCATGAAGGGCGGTCGCCGCACACTGCGTCACCGAAAGCAGCGTGCGGGCGGCTTATACGGTTCACCAAATGCGTACCCCGAGGAGTGTTACCGCGGTCCTGGATCGTCATTGCCGGTGTACAATGCGTCATCGGCGGGTTTCACCTTCTCTCCCTCGACGGATAAGGGTGTGTTCCTGCCCGATGGTGTAGCGGCGTTCAATGAGGTGTGGCCGGTGGCGGCGCGTACAGGACCGGCATTTGTCGGTGGACGCCGCACGCGCAAGAACCGCAAGAACACGCGTAAGAACCGTAAGAATGTGAAGAAGAACAAGCGCAGTAATCGCAGTCGCAAGCATTAAATATCCAATATAAGTAGAATGAGTCACTTAAATACAGTTGTGAATGATGAGATTGCTCGTAATTCAGAACTTATGAAAAAACGGAATGCTATTTTGGAAGTAGGGCGTATTGTACAGAATCGTGGCGGCAATAACGCCGCCACGCGAACAGTGCGAAGCCTTGTTGCAAAACTCAAAAGCAAGCATTCAAGGGATTTTAATCTTGTAATTTCGCAGGCAAAGTCGGCGGCGAAATTAACACGTGGTGGCAAGCGTAAAACGCGTAAGCATCGCAAAACCCGTCGCAACTAACAACTTCGGTAGTAAA